TTTTAATAAAGTTTGTATGCACTTCTTCATTGGCTGAGCCATCCAAAATGCTATCAGGTACTTTAAAGAGTTTATTTATTTCGCTTGAATTGGTCTTTTTGTTTTCATTCAGCTGCATTTCAACCGATGTACTCGATGCCTCTTTGAAATCCAAGCCATTATTTAATACAACAATATTCTCTGTATTGTTCTTGTATAAATTGTTCCAGGCTTCTTTTAATTCCTTAATTGCATCCTTTGACAATCGGCCCAATGACTTTAAGAAACCTTTTTTATTACCACCCGTTTTCACAAGTGATTCCTCAAAAACAAGCGTATTGTACGCAACCGATAAAATCTTATTGTGATCCTTAATAATGCCATTGCCTGTTACACCGTCTTTTGAATTTCGAGCAATTTTTATAAACTCAAATTCCCGATAGTTCACACCATTAACAGAAATATCGTAGCTTTTAAATATTGGATCAACACCAACAAGCACCGATACATTCCGATTCTCAACATAGTGAAGACTTTCAACATTATTTCTTTTTCGGTTGATATATGCGTACCCTGCACCTTCCAGTAAGTAATCAGTTACTAAAGCTTTTTTAAACTGGAAGCCGTCTAGTGTATCTAATGTCTCATCATTAAGTAGAAAAACACGTCTATCTTCTTCAATTTCTTCAACTTTACCACTGTTTTCTTTGTGCAATTTGATAGGTAAAGTTGCAATAATATCTGAAATCAAATCTACACAGGTGCCAACACTAGGTATGCTTAACGCTTGTTCCTTTGTTAAAACAGCATCCGTTAACCCTGCTTGCAGCAACAATTCATCCATTCCACTTTCGCGAAACTCCTGAATACGCTTATAATCACGCCATTCACGCCACTCTTTAATTAATCCCACAATCTCACCTCCTTATATGACTTGTGCGCCCCAATCAGCATCAGGATTAAAGATGACATCATGCTGCAGTAGATAGATTGCATTGATTAAACTCACAACCATATCGACCTTGCCTGTTGATTTTTTCTTATTAACGTAAATGTTTTTATTTGTGTCCTCAGTGACTTTGGCGTTTTGGAAATTTTCCTCCAACAAATCATTTTCAGTATAGTGAAATTCCTTGTTCATAATCTTTTCACGTAATAGCTTTGTAGCTGGGTGTAATACGCTTGAATGCTGTTTTACTTCCACCGTAACCAAACCCTCTTTTTCTAGTTTCTGAGCAGTAGAAAGGCAGTTATAACGGTCATACGCTACGCCCATTACAAACACACTGAATTTTTCTTCTACCTCTAAAATCATTTGTTCAATAAAGCCATAATCAACAGTCATATCACCACAAGAAAAACATTTCCCTGACTTAATGTGATCGTAGTAATTAATCTTTTCCACTCGGTTTTTATCAGGAATACGCTCAGTCGGTACAAACGCGTAGGAATCAGCATATATTTGCATATCTTCCTCTGTCACCATCGAGAATGAACAGTTATCATTTGTCATGGCCAAGTCTAAACCTAGCCAAACTTGACGGCCTGACCAATCGAAATTATCCATTTTACATTTTCGTAAATCCTCTACATTTACATATGCTTCACCACTATTAGAAGGTAAAAAGTGATTCATATGTTTACATAGATATTCTTCACGCTCTGAGGGCTTTTCTATGGCTGATTTACGGCTATCTCGTATCTCGTTATAGTTTTCCTCAACTCTCAATGGATTCGCCTGTAATAGCCCTGTATCGTCCCATAAATGCTCGTCCTCAGCATAATAAAGCAGCGCAAACATGCGATCATCTTCTATAAATCCATTAAAGACTTTCTTTGCATACGCTAATTCTTCCAACATGATTGATTTATCCTCAGCGTAGGCTGTTGTTAATTTAAAACGTAATGGATTTTTAACGTTTAATTGTCCCGATTTCATGGCATTTATATTCTTGTAATCCTTAAATGCGCCAACTTCATCAGCTATAAAAGCAGATGGACGGATTGAGTTGTTTCGATTCGCCTCTGCAGTACGTGCCTGGTAAAAACTATTTGTTAAAGTACATACAATTCTTCCACTTAACGTTTTGGGAATCACAAAGTATTTAGCTATGTCAGGACTGGCCATGATGATTTGCGTCATTGCCTTTTTCACTTCACCTGCAAGCTCACGATCCAAACAGATAGAATAAAACTCCGAATAATCATCCTCTGTAAGCATTAAGATGATGATTATTAACGCACAAATGAACGTCTTCGCATTTTTACGAGGAATAAACAGCGTAATATCACGGTATCTAAACTTTTCCTTATCGTTTTTAAAGCGCCAACCGAATATATTGACAAGAAAAAAAGCCTGGAATCCTTCCAAGCCCTCTAAAATCGTTTTCCCTGCAACGCCTAAACCTGTTGCAAAGTAAAGTAATTCTAATAGTCCATCGATCTTTTCTATTTCTTCCATATCAAAGTAGTAATCAAAATCATCTTCATACTGCTTTTCTAAGTCCTTTAGGAACCAATTACACTGAATAATGACCTCTTTTGTTGTAATTTCTTTGCCTTTTACAACCCTTTCAGCGTATTTAACCGCCTTTTCAAATATCATTTTTTACCACCACTCAATACTTTTAACAGTGGATCATCTTCCTCCACTCGCACTTGGAAATTAATATTTCCTAGCTTTGCTCGGCTTTGTGGTGACAGGCTCAATTCATTACAACAACGGAAAAACTCTTTTGAATACTTATCTTTAGCACTCAATAAGTTCCGATCTAAAAGCCTTTCAATATCCCTGTTAATGATTCGTTCAATTTGCTGTACTCGGTCAATGGCTACCGCACAGGTGCTTAGAATATAAATATCGAGATTCCCAAGAATCCCACTTGCCTGTAACTCCTTCACAATGAAATTGAAAATTTTCTTTTGCCTTGCATTCAAGTGTGTAGGAGGCAAGATTTCATCGGCAGCACCTTTTAATTTTTCTTCTGTTTGAGTACGAATAGCGATTTCTTCCTTCGTTAAATTCTTACTCATTGTTTTGACACTTTTAGACGGTCTAGCCAATTTCCTCACCTCCTTAAAAATTTTCATTTAGGGAATTTTTTTAGAGCAAATGGGGGCAGTCGGTGTACAGGAATTTCAGATTTTTTCACCAAATACCAGGGGGGTACTCTCCAAAATAATATTTTTTAATTCTTTTGCAGGTATTGTTCCCTTCTCTGCCAGCTCATGATGATAACGACACAATGATATAAGGTTGTCATCCTCTAGCCTCTTGTCCCAGGCATGAGCTATAGGCTCTATGTGATGCACCTCTAAGTCTGTGAAGTTATATTGCATCTGAGTATTGTATAAGTTGCGTAGACATACTTGGCACAGATGTTTATCACGATCGGCTATGTGCGCTCGCTTATTCTTCCATGCCCTTGACCATCTGAATCTATCAATGTATGTGGTCTGCTTTGTAGCTACTGGTTTAGATGCACACCGTTGACCACGCTTATGAATACCACCGCAATAGGTACAACTCTTTAGCATCTAATGATCTCGCGTTACTGGACAATTAATATCTTTGTCGATATTGTCCAACTCATCAGCTAATGCACTAACATGCTTTGCAATTGCTCGTAACTTTAATTGCATCTTGTAAGTGTCCATATCAACTTGAATAGATAATGCTTTGCGTTCTTTTTTTACTTCTTGCGACATAACAGGCCCTTTGCATTTTGGGCAAGGAATTCCTTCTTTTAATTTGTGAGTTGTTTCTTCAAAATCACATTCTTTTGACATGCAGTAGAATCTAGTTAAAGGTGCTTTCATTTATTAATTGCTCCTTTCAATGACATAATAAAAAGCCACACCCTGTTGGATGTGACTTATCACTTGTTTTTAGACATACACGTACAAGCGAACGTGTTTATTTTGTAATGGAAATTTATTTAGCGTATTTCCGTACGCTTTTGATAAAACTTGATAATATCAATTTACACTGTTTTTTTGCGAACTTCCCTAGTGTTAAGAAGTTCAGATTATTATTCAGTCTGAAAATAATTGTAATTCTTGAATAGGTAAGCCTAGAAATTCTTTCTTAGTATCTATATCTCTACTTACTATTGAGATTATCTTACGATATCGAACTTCAATTTCATTTATATCCCTATCTTTGTATGCTATAGAAAAATGTAGTAATTCATTATACAAATTACTATCTGCATAAATCTCATTTTCACTTATAATACTAATAAAATCTTTCCTATCTTCACTTGAAAAAATGCTAAATTTATAATGTCCATATCCCATAAACACTTTATTTTGAAATGCAATAATAGGATTATATAGTTTAAAGACTTGTTCTTTTACAGAGTTAAACCTTAATTCTTCCTCTCTGATTTTCTGCTGTTCACGAATAGTTTTGTTTACTTCTTTTGTAGAAGTGTTTATGGTTAATCTAACCCCAAATAAAGTTAATAAACCTGAGATCACACCCCCTAATATAGCACCATAATACGTGGATAAAGATGGTATCCATACTCCTTCATCTCCATAAACTTCTCCAATCCTAAAACTCATAAATAAATTAACTATTACAGGACCAATAATCAATATAGAACAAATTATAATTATTCCCATAATAATCTTTAAATAATTGTTACCTTTCTTTTTCTGTTCTGTATTTTTATTATCCATAGACTATTATTACCTCCATAAATATATTAGCGTTACTAGGTAACATTTGTCTTTAATAGGATTCTGATATAGATCTCTTAGAGAGAAGATATTTAATTAAACCCATCCAATTCTTTCGGCTGTTTTATCTATTAAGATGTTACGTTTACGCAATACTTTATGGCGTGAAATATACAGCTTGTCAGCTATATCCTCCCACTCGTAACAGCCATCTGTATCCCAGTAACGCATATCTACAATAGTACGCATATCCTCGTCTAATTCGTTGTATAGGTCTTCCACAGTCTTGATGATGCGTTTTAGGTTCTGATAATAGTCGTCATTAGCTAGAAGCATTGCTTTCTTGGCTGTTGTGTCAGAAATAGCATTACTACGACCTCCAACCATTTCGCCACCTTCATTATGTGGATGCAACAACTCCCATTCACGATATTTTAATTTCTTCTTATTTTGTTCCAGCTCAATCCAATATCTTTCGATTGTCTGTATATCACTACGCGATAACGTAGGCATGTGCAGCACCTACCTTGTTTGTTAATTTTAAACAGTTTTATCGATCACCATTGGCTCACCTATGGTAATCTAGATTGTTTTAAGATTTCCCCTAATTATTCAGTTAAAATAATGACTGTTGCTTATATCCATACTCTGCAGCAAATGGATTAATCCACAAGACCTCAACTCTTGATTTCCCTGCAACAGGTTTTCCTAACTTGATTTCTTTCGCCCAGCCTTTAAGTACATCGTTGTACAGATCATTGTCATATCCCGATAGTAAAACTGGACCCGAGTGTTTTAATAAATGATCAAGCAAATTTTCATGGTCACTATCAGTCATTTCATTTTCATACATAGTTCCATTTCGTGTAGCTTCGACGTATGGTGGATCGATGTACATTAATACATTTGGTTTGTTATAACGTTTTATAAGTTTGGTAGCTTCTATGTTTTCTATTTGAACATTTTTTAATCGATCAGCTACTAATAAAATATCTGCAGGTAGATTGTTCCACTGTCTTAAATGATGATATTCATCCATTGTTCCCCTACACTTCCAACCTGAAATAGATCCTGTTTTTACTCTAATGGACTGCCAGCATCTGATCAAAAATCTTCTTGCCTTTTCAATATCGTCCTCAGCATCAACATGAGAATCGATGTATTCTTTTCGTGAATACGGTGTCCAACGGATCGCTTGTGCCAACTCATTTGGTCTTTCACGAATAACACGGAACAGATTGACTACATCACCATCTAAATCATTGATCGTTTCAACTTTGACTGGATCTTTATTAAAAAGGACAGCGCCAGATCCGAAAAATGGTTCTAGGTAAGTTGAATGTTCTGGCATGTGGCTTATGATCCACTCAGCCAAACTCCATTTTGAACCAGGATAATGTAAAATTCGTGGCACGCCCATAATATAACCTCCCTCCTTTCTACTGCACCGTATCTACAATGCTTTTCTTGCAATATCAATCATTTGCATAGCTTGAGGACTTACACCACCTTCAAAGTTCCATGCAATTAAATTTAGTGCTTTACGATATCGTTCTAACTCATTTAGCAATTCTTGTTTTTCTTTATCCATACTTTCAAACTTAAATCTATGTTTTACATATTTTTCATGGGACTGTTCTAATTCATTGAACCAACTTTCAATTACCTCTATTTTTTTCATCACATTGATACATCCACACGCTTTTTACTATCCTCAACATTGAAGCTATCTGGATAACGCATTTTCAATTTATCAATGTTCATTTCGCAAATATGTTCTAGTGACGAGTCGTACATTACAGCCAATATGGTTAAATTTTTGATTAACATTTTTAATGCTAATTTCACTTTAATTGAATTTAATTCATGTCGATGAAACACAAATTTTTTAACTTCTTCTGAAATCTCACCTGATAAGATGATGATTTTGTCAATTACGTCTTCCCATGTGCCCTCCACATAATAATTAATTAGTGGTTCGTATTCTTCACCCAAGAAGGTTAGTAATCCAAAAGCATAATGTGCAACATCACCTATTTCTTTCACAATTGCTTCATAATCATTAGCAGCACCCAATACCTCTGCACATTCACCAATCAATCCCATAGCGTAATTTGTTAAGCCATTTTCATATTCAATGTTGTTCTTAGGCTCACCCTCGAAAGGCATTGTACGCTTTGATAACTCTTGAAATTTATTTAGTTCCATCTTGAAGTTCCTCCAATTTTTGAATTACTACTGTCGCATATACAGCACCATCAATCATTTCTTCACGGTAATGCTTCAACCATTCGATAGTTGTATAATCCATTGGATTGACAGTTGTACCGTACTTTGCAAGACCTTTTGCAGTCTGTAATTCTAGTAAATTTTGTACCTCACGTAACACTGGATTAGCTAAAATTTGATCTTCAATTGTCATCAACTCATCACCTTTCTTCTCCTTAAATTATTTGGAGTAATAATTCCATTTTTCTTTTTCCAATTTCTAATTGTGCATGGTGATACTTTGTACATTTCAGCGATTTCTCTATCTAATTTTTTGTCCTTTTTTAAATCCAAATACTCAGCTTTAGTCATCGTAATTATTGGCTTTGGACCAGACTTTTTATTTGATTTGGTTTCAATAAATTTTCGCTTATTCACCAGTATCATTAACTTGTCGCCATACTTGCGGAGCTGTTTACAATTAGAACAATGATTATATTCATTGGCTGCCTGACAGTTACATTTGTTAGTAAGTGCATCAACCTTTTTCAATATCTCAATGCGTTTCTCAAGCATTTCTGCATTCATCTACATCCCACACTCCTCTCTCTATCCAGCCTTCGTTTAAATACTGCTGAATCCATTCGAAATCATAAGGCATGATTACACTGGCCTCACATCCATCAACTTTCATTGTCATTTCAATGTATCGTTTGTAAGGATTAGGCTGGACTTTCCATAATCGCCCTTGTGGTTGTTTCAATTTCCCTGGCTGGATAATAGGAATACCATTCCGTATGTTCATTTTTCAAAGCCTCCCGCAACCTGACTTGGTTTCAGCATGATTACACGTTTCGGAAATCCGTATTTCTTTTTCACTTCATCCCTAGTCATGTCATGTTCAAGCCTGCAATGGACTTTTGTAATAACTTGGCCAATGTGATTGCAGCCCTTTACTGGACATTTTAGAAGCTCGTTCCCTTTCGAACTCCATGAGGAATTTACCATTTTCTCCACCTTCTTCGCTGTTTTTGGGTATAAAAAATAGGGCCTCAAAAAACAGGCCCTCTATTCAATTTTTATTCAGTCTCAGTAGACTGCTGATCGACTTCATCCATGCTCATTTGACCATCAGGCGCATCACTACCCTCGGGCTTTTTACCTTCCATGACTTCTTTAGGTGTGCCATATTGATACGTTAAATCAACCAAGAAGTATTGGCCGTACTTGTTATATTTCTCGCTAATTTTATTCATGATTAACGCTTCATTTTCTTTAGCTTCTGTTACAATTTCCTCTGCTTCTTCGCGAGTATCTGCATACCATTGTTCTTTTTGATTTAGTTGTTTTTTCATTGTTATTTCCCCTTTTCGATTTTACGTTTTTTTCGTGCTTCTTTTAGATCTTCATGTGTGATCCAACCACCATCGATATTGGAATACGTTAAGAGAATCAATTCGAATGGATAGCGATATTCAAAGAGCTTTTTCTTAATGTTAAAATCTTTGGTTGGCTGCCCTTTAATGTCGATTACCTCTATTCGTCCATCAGGGTAATGTACTTCAAAATCAGCTCTATAAATTATTGGCCTAACTTTTACACCGTTTTTCGTGTAGCCATCAAATATGGTGTAATTCTTTTGCATTATGAAATCGGATATTACCCCTTTATTCTGCAAATCTATTAGATAATCGTAATAATCTCGTTCCATTTTGCTATCAAACTTAATTCCTTCATGCTCAACTTTTTTGTTATTGTACTTATTTCGTTTTTCTTTAACAGGTTCAACATGAATAATGTGTTTGATAGTGCTGAAGGTATGTCTAGCTTTAATTCGTGCTTTTTCTTGATCCTCAGCATCTACAAATATTTCTTTATTTCCAGGTACTTTTTTATCGATGTACCTTACTAAAAACTTTTTCATTTACAGCACCTCGTCAGAATGGGAAATCATCTGGATCTACTTCAATTGGGCCTTTGCTATTTGCAAATGGATCTTCGTCTACCCTTGTATAATTCGGCTGTGTGTTTTGAGGCGTTTTAAAGCCCTCTGTGGCGTTTTGAGGACTTGTCCCTGTATTTGTATCAGAACGCACGTTCGAACCGTTCTGAGCGCTTTCTGAGCCGTTTCTATGCTCTAAGAATTGAATGCTGTCGGCTACAACGTCTGTAGTGTATACACGCTTGCCATCTTGACCCTCATAACTTCCTGTTTGAATACGGCCTTCAACGCCTATTAAATTACCTTTTCGCTGAAAGTTTGCTAGATTCTCGGCCTGTTTTCTCCAAGCGACACACTGAATGAAATCGGCTTGCTGTTCACCTTCTGTTTTGAAAGCTCGATTAACAGCTAATGTAAAGCGACATGATGCAACTCCATTTGGTGAATAGCGTAATTCAGGATCTTTTGTTAAACGGCCAACTAATACTACACGGTTAATCATGGCTTACACTCCCATCGATCAATAATTCCGCCTAAGTTCTTATGAGCCTCACTGTAGAAAACACCTAGTTCTTCAATACTCGTATCTAACGTCGAGGCAAGCCGTTCGATTACTTTTTGCGCCTCTTTCAGCGCTATTAAATCCTCAAATGTCATACAGTTCCCTCCAATCCTTTCAAAGCGATATTATGAATCTTTTCGTATGCTGGGTTCATATCGATTAAACCTTTTGTGATCTCTATAATTTCTTTAAGTGCTGCTTGTTGTTTAATCAGCGTTTGATTTGTATTTTCAGACATGTGAATCTATCCTTTCGTGAAAATCATTGCTGTAGCTGGAAAGACTAACGTTTCATCCTTCACCTGTCGTAATGATTTAATTTTTTGTTGTTCAGGAAACCAAAAGCTCATATCCATTTTGTTTGATATGTCGAATATCTTTGTCGGGATTCTTCCCAGCTCTGCATAGACATGTCCTTTTGCTGATTCTTCGCTTTGAGCAAAAATGATAATGTGCTGTCTATTACCAAGTGGAACCGTATAAGTCTTGATCGTTTGCAAATTCAATTCATTGCGATCTCTCATTTGCTTCACTTCTTCATGATTTACTAGATTCCAGTTGATATTGTTGGCCCGATCAGTTCCCTTTACGACATTGTTTTTTATGAGCCAGTAGATTGAGTAGGCTAGTAGTTCATCATCACACTTAATTGCTTCAAGTAGTAACTCATTAAACGTCACTCACTACACCTGTCCATCTGTTAAATTTAGAATTTACTGTGCCTACTTCCCCTTCACGATTTTTAGCTATGATGATCTCTAGCGAATCGTCTTCATCGTTTTTTGTGTAATAGGCATCACGGTACAGGAACACCACAACATCAGCGTCTTCCTCAATACTTCCTGATTCACGTAAATCTGATAGCATAGGGCGCTTATCAGGGCGCTTTTCTACACCACGCGATAATTGGGCCAGTGAGATAACAGGGCAATTAAATTCTTTTGCTATTGCTTTTAATGCCTTAGATATTTCTGAGATCGATAAATGCATGCTTTTTGATTCATCCGATGGCTTTATAAGTGTTAAGTAATCGATGAATATAATCAGTTGCTTATCAGGATTCTGATTGCGTACTTTCCTGATTTTCATTCGCATTTCTGAAACGGTTTGTCCACTCTTATCGAAAATCTCAACATTCGTTTTAGAAACCTGTGCAATTACTTTCATCCAGGACTCCTTTTGGCCCTCTGTTAATCGCTCATATAAGTTTTTCATTTTGTTACGGTTGTAATTGCCTGTCGATGCAATCATGCGATCTCGTAATTTGACTGCAGACATTTCTAAACTAAAGACAATCGGTAAACAGCCTTGCCAGCCTGCTTGCTTTACACAATGCAACATGAAATCTGTTTTACCCATCGATGGCCTTGCAGCTACAATAATTAAATCTGTATTCTGCCAGCCGTTTGTTGCGGTCTGTAGTGCCTCTAAGCCTGTGTGGATTCCCTTTGTACCTTTCGTTGGCTTCCAGGGATCTTCTGCAACCTGCATCACTAACTCGTTAATGCGGTTATGATCGTCTGTATTGTTGGATACCAGGCTGTTTAATTCATTTGTGATCTTTTCAAGAGGCCAGTTTTCATGTCTTGCTACTTCCAAGATGTTTTGCTTTTCACGCTCACGCCATTTGTCTAGTAAGATGCCAACGTAACTATCAAACTTTTCTTCGTTTGCGAGATTTTGAATTTTATTAAGCTTTCCAGCTCCACCAAATTCTTCGGGCCTACCTTGCGTCAACATGGTTATTAAGTCAACAACCTGTCCTTTAGCGTTCAATTCCTTCATGGCCTGTAATACATTGCGATTCTCTGCATACTGGAAATAGCTTGGCTTTAAGTCTGTATCCGTCAGTAAGTGAGGGAACTTGAGTAACGTTCCTAATACGGCTTCTTCTGTAAGCATTAACCTTCACCTCTCGATAAATCAGCATTAATTGGCTTGTACATTGTTGTTTGTACTGCGCCTTGATTCTGTAATGGTGTTGTTGGAACAAACTTGCTTTGCTCGTTTAAGTATCCTTCGAATTTTGTTCCGAATAATGTTTCAGGTCGTAGATACACAGACATTTTAGAATCTGCTAACCATTGAGCTGTTTTAATATCAATCACTTGTTTGAAATCATCTAAAGTGAATTTCTCTTTAAACCTAGCTTTAATTAACGTCTGTGTTTTCTGTGATGTATGTTTGAATTTCTTATTAGCTTTTTGGTTGAGATAATCGATAATTTCTTTGTAAGGAATAGAGTCGGGTTTGTTGCCCGACAATATATATTCTTTATCTATATCTTTATCTATATCTGTTGCGTCACGTGACGTCACGACAGCGTCACTATTTTCGGTTGGCATTTCTAAAGCTAATTGCTTCTTTCTTTCCCTGTATTCCTTGTTACGCTTAGCGTTTAATGCCCTTACTCGTTGCAACCCATCAATGTTTTGGTGCTTCTCCCAGTTGCTTATTAGGACTACTTCTTGCTCGTTTACTTCAAGCATTTTGTAACGCTGCAGTATTTGAATGGCATACCTAACTTTTTCTAATGGCCTGTTAAAAATAATTGCCATTTCCTCAATGTTCATCGGGATATTTTCACTTAGCATGATATAGCCGTTATAGTTCGCCTTCCCTGCATAAGTGAGTAGCTTTATCCAAATGATTAGGATCATGTCACCTTCGGGCATTCGTTCGATTAGTTTGATTTTCTCGTTATCGAACATGTCAGTTTTAATTTTTATCCAAGTGATGTCTGCCATCTTGGTATCACCTACTTCAAAAGAAACTCTATTTCAAATGTGTTGTTTAATTGCTTTGTAGCTCTGCAGTATTCGCATACCTCACACCGTTTTGGCTCTTTGTTGCCTGTCTTAGCTGCTGCAATGTTTGACAAATGCTCTTTAACATATTCCAATTCAAATCCGAAACGGCTATCGTCAAAGTGCAAAATGGCTTTATCGGGTGGTGTTTCCTTTGTGACTGCCACAATGTAAGGAGTGTAATAATAGCCAGTGTTTTGAAAGATTATTTCTCGATAAATAGCCATCTGTAGCACGTAATCAAAGGCTTCAACGAATGAAACATACTTGCCGTACTTGTCGCTCCAATAACGCTTGCTAAGGCTTTGAGTGGTCTTTAAATCGGTGAATGTTTTACGGCCATGATTGATAGCATCAACCTTGATTTTCCAAAGGACACCGAACAATTCACCTGTGTAAATAACCTCTTTGTCACCTTCCAAGGCAAACATTGCAAATCGATCATTTTTTATTGCTTTAATCATGGAATCAGCTTGCTTGAAATCAGCGTATTTCCCACCTCGCGTATTAAAAATAACGCCTCTGTTTGCCTCAACAAATTCGTCAAAAACTTGATCGCTTTCAAAGGCTGAATGCGTATAAGAACCGACTGTTAATGCAAGGGATGAAGTACGTTCATATTGGCCCTCTAACTCTGCAATCACACTAGCTTCACACTCTACTGAACTCTTAAATTGTGATACTGACATATAGTGCTGATTGGCCTCGTTCGAGTGGTAATTATCCTTGTTCAGCTGGAACGGTGTCTGCATCTGACTTCACCTCACCTTGTTCCTTGTTGAAGTCTGCAGCTAGTCCACTTGATTGTTGCTTACCAATATCCTTGTTGAACCAATCCTCAACAGTAGACATTTTGTCTTTTAATGAATTTCGAATGCTCGTTAGTTGAACTAAATCAAATTCACTGAATGAGCTTGCAGCATAGCCGAAACGATCTTCTATCATTTCTTGTGTTACACCGTATTTTTCTTTGAAATGATTTAGTGCTGCGCTTACACGATCTTTAAGTGGTTTATCTGAGTTTCCAGTTAGTGTTTGTCGGCATTGTTCGATTGCCATTTCTACAACATCACCAGGGATAACACTTAAAATACAAGCACGTACCCTACGCGCACCGTCATTCGCAACTTTTTCATATATATCTCTCGGATCCGTTAATTGCTTTAATCCTTGTCGTGTTTTTAATGAATGCTTAACAGTGAAAGTTTTTTCTTGGCGTACATTGGTTTCTAAATCCCAGCAATACGCTTTAGCAACAGATTCACCGTTTCGCTGTTCTAATTCCTGAATACCATAGGAAAGGTTGCCCCAATTTTGAGCTAATACCTCCGCTAATCGAATGGATGGCCCCTCTACCTTTGTAGAACCTCGGTTGTATGTGTACATTGCTGTTTCAGCCAAAGAAGGACGTTTACAAGCATCTAATATTCTTTTTTCAGCTTCAAAGTAGTTACGTGGGAACTGTTTTGCTAAAAAGATTGCACCTTTAACTTCTTCCATTTCTCTCGAAACACTTGATTGAGCTAATACGCTTTGTTGATCCATAGTCGGTTGCGACTGGACGTTATTGTATTGAGTTGTTAAATCATTCATTGCTGCTCACCTCGTATTTAGCGTTAGTGTCGTTGAGGATTGTCGTGAATCTTTCAATCTCACAATATTCATGATTGTTGTAACGTTTATTGTCTTTCAGATAAATGAAATCAAACCAATCTCCATTTTTTGTTACAACCTCATGTGGTTCATCAGGAGATTCATTCCAAACAATAATATGTCCAGGTACAACTTCATTCGGCTGCACCGCCTGTTCAAACTCACTTACATCAAGACCAAGCGCTCGTCCTAATGCAATGGCTTTTCCAATGTGTTCGTTGAATACGTCATTTGGATTGCATTTTGCTTGTCTGAACATCATTAACATTCCGTTACTGTCATAAATTAAGATTTGAACGGTTTGACCAACAATATTCCATTCTGAACGGTATTTAGATTTATGTTCATCAACAAACTTCTTAGCTTTCTCAATAATTGCAGCTCGTTGTTGATTTGGTGTAAGTGGTTTAGGTTCAATCAGTTCATAGACGTCTACTGTTTCAGGTGTGCGACCAAACCCATCATGATATAAAGACAATACAGCTTCTTTTTCGTTATCAATAGGGCGTCCATTTGCTGCCACCTTATAAGGCTCACCGTTTGTAAAGAATCTTGTGTTATTATTTCTAAAAATAACTACATCCCCTTTACGTCCTTTACGATCAACCTTCTTATACTGCTGACCTTCAAATTCAATAATGTCCTCCACAGTATTAGTTGTGGAAGGCTCGATTGATTTCTTGCCACGTAATTCATGAACGATTAGCTTTAATTCAGCTACTTCTTGCTTTAATGGACGTAGTTCAGCTACTTCATTTTCTAGTGCTGTGATACGTTGGTTTTTGGTAACTTTTATATATGGGATTAAAT